CCTCGCACTCTATTGCCACCCCTGCCGGCTTGTTATCCGCGCCGGTGTATTGTGCTACTACTACGTGGTGGGCATAGTGCTTGTATAACTCGTTAAAATTATCCGCGCTCATTACTCTTGATCCCCCCACCCGCAATCGCATAGGTGGCCGCAGGTATAGCAAACATAAGCCCCGGTGTAGAAGGTCTTATATCCTCTCTCTCCCGCGCTATCTAACCATATTTCTAGCGTGTCCGAATAGGTAAGCAACTCACCATTAGAGCCTATCTTCTCTTTTGTTTCCATTCTTATCCCTCTTTCATAGGTTATTCTCTTGTCATTAGGACAAGATAACCGGCTACGGCGTAGGCCGTAACCGATTATCCGGCACTAATTAGGCCGATACGCTTTCCTCTAGCTCACTTTCCACGTTGTCTAGGGCCTCGTTAAATAGATCGTTATAGTAAAGATATAGGTCTAAGCTCATTAAGTTAATAATGTTTATCTCTTGCCCTAACCCTAATTCTGCCGCGCCGCGATTATCGTAATCGCCGGGCATATTTTGCCACTCTTCAATTATGCGGTTATTGTAAACGGGTAGATAACCGTCCACCCATTCGCCGCTATTATCGCGTATCTCGTCAAGCTCTACGTCTTTACTTAGCTCTTGCTTAATCTCGTTTATCATATCGTTTAACGTGCTCATTAGTTGTTATCTCCCTTAGTTAGTTTAATGGTGTCAATAATTAGCGCGACTACGAACGGCACGGCAAGAATTAGGCCGGCAATAAATAGGCCGCGAAGATAGATAGTTAAAGTCTGCTCTAATAAATCCATTAGCTCCTTCTTTCCTTGTTCTGACCTCGTCAGCACTCGCCTTACGAGTGGACGCCCCGAAGGGCGTTTCGGTCTATATTAGAATTTACTTACCGATTACAAGCTGGTGTGTCGTAGTAAAGGCGGGCGCACTCTTTACATATGCCCTTAGCCTTCTTAGGGTTAAGAATTGCCACAAGGCCGGCGGCCTCGCTTGTTTTACCTTCTGCGATCAATCCTTCAATTTTTGCGTTATGGAAATTGCAGGTCCACACGCGGCCTTGATAATTAATAATTGAGTTCATAGTTCCCTCTTTCATTAGGCGGTATTTCCGCTTAGATATAAGGATATAACACTTTATAACATATAGTCAAGCCCATTTGGAAAGATTATTTTGGGCGCGTCGCGCCAAGTATTTAATCGGATCTATTAGTTATCGGTGGCCCGATAGGGCCAAGGGTTACGGGCCAAGGCCAAGAGTTAGGGCCGCGCCGGGTTAGTGGTAAGGCCGGGTGAGATAGGGCCAAGCTATCGGTTACTAGTCTGCCGGTTACTTAATGGTTACGGGCTAGGGCTAGGGCAAGGTGTTGCCGTAGGGCTAGTGGTTATCGGGGGACGAGGGTTAGCCGTAAGGCTAGTATCCCGTCCCTTTTAATCTAACCTGCCACCAATCGGTAACCAATCGGTACCAATAGCCCTAACGCTCTACGCGTTAGCCGTCGGTTAGCCTTCTAAGCCGAAGAACGCTACCCCGCATTGTTAATTATTAGAGCGCTACCCTATATACTCCCCAAATAAATATATTTCCTAAAGTCAATTATTTGTGTCGTAACCATTATAGATCACTGCTTTTATACAATGTGACTAGAATCACATTTCAAAAGAGGGAAATAGGCTATATTTCCTGCCTTATATATAGTAAGGGGTAAATACGGCAGGGTGGATAGTATTTACCGGTAAGTCGGCTACGCTGACGCTACGCTACGACCCCCAAGGGGAGTAGCCAACCTACCCCTCACTTCGCTGTAGCTCGCTCGGGAGCTTTGCTCACCTTGCGGTGCTTTTAGTCGGGTGTATTCTGTCAATCTCCAGTAGCTTAACTTCCCCTTCCTAGTAATAACTAATATTAAGTCGGGTGTAATGTAATGACTGAGAACTCAGCAGATATCGCAAAGAGAGTAATCCTCTCCTGCGTAGCTCAAGGTATGACCATAGAACAATCTATGGCCTCAGCTGGTAAGTCCATTAAGACTTATGAGTATTACCGTAGAACCGATAAGGTCTTTGCGGATAAAGTAGATCGAACTCGCCTAGGACTTAAGTCTAAAAACTTTGCAGACGCTGACGTCCACGACATAACCTTCGCTGAGTTTCGTGAGCGCTATCTACACCAGCGCACCTTTCCTCATCAGCAGAACCTAATAGATATTATTGAAGGTCGGGAGCCAGGCTGGCTTCATCCCAATATGAAATACGAAAAGGGCGTTGCCCACAACCGTATTCTAATCAACATCCCACCAAACCACGCGAAGTCAATTACCTGCACAGTTGATTACGTAACTTGGAAAGTAGTCCAAGATCCAAACTTCCGTGTCCTAATAGTTTCCCAGACTCAGCGCCTAGCAGCTGACTTCCTATACGCGATAAAACAACGTCTGACTCATCCTATGTATGAGCAACTTCAACAAGCATACGCGGCTGGTGTGGGATTCAATTCAAAGTCTGCCTCGTGGCAGGCTACTAGAATTACCTTTGGCGATGAGCTACGTGAATCTAGTGAGAAAGACCCAAACATCGAAGCCGTCGGTATCGGTGGTCAGATTTACGGTAAACGTGCCGATATGATTATTGTAGATGACGCAGTTACCCTTAGTAACGCAAATGACTTTGAGCGACAAATCAAGTGGTTAACCCAGGACGTTCGTTCCCGTCTTAACCCAACCGGTAAGTTAATTATTATCGGAACCAGAGTCTCGGCAGTTGACCTATATAAAGAACTGCGTAACCCTGATAGATATCCTGGTGGTCTAGTGCCTTGGAACTATCTAGCAATGCCAGCGCTATTAGAGACTAATGAAGACCCTGAGAAATGGGTAACTCTATGGCCTGCATCTGACCAACCATTTGATGGACAGTTAGATTCTGATAAAGATGAAAACGGTTTCTACCCACGATGGAATGGTCGCAACTTATTTAACGAGCGCCAGTCTATGGATTCTTCCACTTGGGCTTTGATTTATCAACAACAAGATATTTCCGATGATGCCATATTTGATCCAGTATGCGTTAGAGGTTCTATTGATGGTATGCGAAAGAGTGGTCCTTTAAATGCAGGCTACCCTGGGCATCCTAAAGATGTTAATGGCTTTACTTATATTTGCGGTCTGGATCCCGCTATGGTGGGGGATACAGCTGTTGTATGTTATGCTATTGATCGTCAAACACATAAGCGTTACATTGTTGACGCCTATAAGATTACTGGTCCTACTCCTGCTCAAATTAGGCAGCTTATCTTTGACTGGACTGAAGTATATCATCCGGCTGAGTGGATTGTTGAAAAAAACGCTTTTCAGTCGTTCCTAACTCAAGACGAGGGAATTAAAATTCACCTTGCCTCACGTGGCGTAGTTCTTAAAGAACACCACACCGGCGGTAACAAATGGGATGCTGGCTTTGGTGTGGCAAGTATGTCAACCCTATTCGGGACAAAGCAACAAGATGGTAAACACCACCGCGATAATTTAATACATCTACCTAGTGACCAGACTGAGAATGTTAAGTCGCTAATAGAACAATTGATTACCTGGTCTCCTACTACTAAGGGTAAAACCGATATGGTAATGGCGTTATGGTTCTGTGAAATCCGCGCCAGAGAGATGCTCAACTACGGACAGTATGCACAGCATCATATGAAAAACCCATTTCTTACAAGACACGAAAAAGGAAAGCGTATGGTTGTCAACATAGATGACCTACTGGCAGAGCAACAACAGCAGTTCATCTAAGGAGAAAACAAAATGGCAATTACCCCAAGTTGGAAAACCAACGCTGAAGGCGAAGAAGAATACATTGATAAAGGTGCGGTCAAGACACCACAGATTAACCCAGAGGTAGACCGCAAGTATATGGAAGGCCGCGCACAAGGCAAGGCAGTAGATAAAGTCGAATGGCCTACAAAGGTTGCAGGACAAACCGACCAATACGCTTAATTAAGGATTTAAATTGTTAAATACCAGAGAGATTGTTGCAAAGGTTAATCGCCTGCAAACCAAATTCGCTTCACGCGATGGTCGTATGCGCGATGTCCTTTCAGTGCGTCAAGGTGATATATCGAAGGTCTACCCTTCTATGTTCTCAGAGGAATATCCAAAGCCTCTAATCGCTAACCTTATTGACGTTGCCGCACGAGATCTCGCTGAAGCAATGGCCCCACTGCCAACCTTTAGTTGCTCTGCTTCCAATATGGTTTCAGATACAGCTCGCAAAGCAGCAGACACTCGCTCTCGCGTAGCAAACTATTATGTGGACCGTTCTGAACTACAAGTTCAAATGTATACCGGCGCTGACTGGTATAACACCTACGGTATGTTGATTGGTCGCGTCGAACTAGATTACGAACGCAACGAACCAACAATGAAATTGATTAACCCATTTGGTGCTTATCCTGAGATTGACCGCTTTGGGCGTTGTCTTTCCCTCACCCAAATCGTAGGTATGGATGCAGATTCTATTGCATCTCTATATCCAGAATACGCAGACCAAATCTTAAGTAAGAATCAATTTACACCAGGTTCTCCTTACCTGTCATTGATTCGCTACCACGACAAAGACCAAGACTTAATCTATCTGCCAGATCGTAAAGACTTGGTTCTTGCTCGCACACCAAACCCTATTGGTGAATGTATGGCCCGCGTAGCACTACGCCCAACAATTGATGGCGAAGCACGTGGACAATTCGATGACATCCTTGCAGTTCAACTAGCTCGCGCTCGCTTTGCAGTATTGCAAATTCAAGCTGCTGAGAAATCTATCCAAGCACCTATTGCTATCCCACAAGACGTGCAAGAACTTGCTCTTGGTCCAGATTCAATTATGCGTTCTGCTAACCCACAGATGATTCGTCGTGTTCCGCTAGAACTACCTGCCGGTGTATTCCAAGAGTCAGGTGTCCTAGAACGTGAACTACGTATGGGTGCTAGATATCCTGAGTCACGTGGCGGTCAAGTAGACGCATCAGTTATTACTGGTCGCGGAGTTCAAGCGCTACAAGCAGGCTTTGATACACAAATTAAATCAGCACAACTACAATTTGCTCGTCTCTTTACAGAACTTATTGCTATCTGCTTTAAGACAGACGAGAACCTATTTGGTAACACCGTTAAAGATATCAAGGGTATTGATGACGGTATGCCATTTACAATGAAATACAATCCAGCGAAAGTTATTAACGGAGATTACTCTGTAGATGTTCGCTACGGAATTATGTCTGGACTAGATCCAAACCGCGCAGTTATTGCGTTGCTACAAATGCGTTCAGACAAACTTGTATCTCGTGACTATGTTCGCCGTGAAATACCAGTAGAGATTAACGTAACTCAAGAAGAGCAAAAGGTTGACATCGAAGAGATGCGCGATGCACTTCGTGTGGCTGTGGCTCAATATGCTCAAGCAATTCCAGCACTTGCAGCACAAGGCCAAGACCCATCACAAATCATTACTCGTATTGCAGATATTATTCAAGGTCGCCAAAAAGGTTTGATGATTGAAAATATTGTGGAGAAGGCCTTTGCGCCTGAACCACAAGCACAGGCAGCAATGCCTATGAATCCAGCAGCAGGTGCGGTCCCCACTCCTGCCTCGCAGTTAACTCCAGTTCAACCTGGTGGTGCGACCCCTGCTCCTGGACAACCTTTGCAACAAGGACAACCACAAGGACGACCAGACATTGCATCATTGCTCGCCTCAATCGGCGGCGCGGCATAACGTAAAGGAGGTGCAATATGAAAAAAGGAACACACGCCCCAGCATCAATGGCAAAGCCAGTTGAGGGTAAAAAAGAAGGCGACAAAGTAACTGGTGGCAAAGTATTTCAGCCATTCGCAGGAGCAGCAAAGCCTGGCAAGAAAGTCTCAAAGGGATAACAAATTTCAAACGCTTGGAGAACTGGACGTGGATAAAAACAAAGTTACACGTCCGGTTCACCTTGCTGACTTCTTAGTTATCGCAGCAGACTTTGCTCACAACATTGCACAGAGTGTTGAATGTTTAACAGGTGAGCTAATGGAAATAGCCGTATATCACGCAAACCGCACAACTAAAATTGCTTCAGTGTGGGAAGAATTTACTAACGATTTAGAAACAATCCAGGAGGAAAACGATGGCGCTTGAAGACGCTAAGAACCCAATTAAGGGTGTTTCCGGTCCTGGCAAATATGCCAAGCGTTTAGACCGCATCCCTGCAAATCAATATGGCGATCAATCACAAATTGCCGACATTGCTAGTGGCGCTCCGCTTGCTAAGACACCTGATACTCGCGGTATGCCAATGTCTCAAATTGAGGCTGCTGCAGCAGGCGCACCAGCACAACAACCTTTAACTTCACTTTATGCACCAACAGAACGTCCAGGAGAACCAGTAACTCACGGTATTGACCGTGGCCCTGGTGGTGGTTCTAATGTATTAAATCTTCCTAATCCAGCACAAGCACAATATGCAACTGCTTACGATATGATTAACCAATGGGCGCAGGCACCTGACGCTTCTCCAACTCTGCAATACTTAGCGCAGCGTATCAAGCAAGGATTCTAACTTGGCAACCGACAATACAAATTGGAACGGTTGGGTAACGCCAGAGATAGCACGTAATCCTGGTTTGGCTATGGACTCTTACAATTCCAAGCAACCTATTAATGCCTCACCTATTCTTTCACACGCTGCAAAAGGCGTAGCCGTAACTGATGCAATCAATGACCACATTGAAGGTAATGGAACTCAAAGTTTCTGGGCTAAAGTTGGTGGCACAGCAATCAACGGACTTAGTTGGCTTGGTAAACCACTTAAAGAAATCCAAAGAGATTACAAGTTTACTCACGCTGTTTACACAGATCACGGTTTCCTTCAAGGCTTTGCCGTAACACTTGGTGTTATTGGTGGCGGTGTTGCTGGAACATTTTTAGGTGGCCCAGTTGGAACTGCTATTGGCGCAGATCTTGCTGCAGTAGCACTTCGTAAACTTTCTACAGTTGGCAATTTAAAAAATATTTACACTGACGCTTATGCAAAGAGCGAAGATGAGAACTATAAAGTTTCTCCAGGTCGTGACTTTTCAAATGCTCTTTCTCAAGCAACTGGCGCAGTTGGTTTAGATGCAGCATCAAAGGCTTTTAAGAATACAAATGCCGGTGTTGGTAAATACGTATCTGGCTTTGGTGATACTACATTTGACGTCATTGCAGATCCAATCAACGTTGTTGGTCGCTATGCTCAGTTAATGCGCGGCGGTAAACTAGTTAACCTTTCAAAGACTGGTGAATTAGAACTTAAATATCCAATAATGAACACCATTCCTGGTGTCAAAAACTTTATTGTATCTCGCACTGGCGTAGCCCTTACATCAGAGCAAATGGATTTAGTTCGTCGTGGTGGTATTTTAAATCCGACTTCTGTTAACTATAATCGCGCTCTTGATGATATTGCTAAATCTACTGCTGGTGAAATTATCCAAAAGTATCCACAACTTGGAACAGACGCAGCAGGTCGTTTAGGTCAAATAAACAAAGCTGATGATGTTCATAATTTTTTTAAGACATCACTATACTTTAGTGAATTGCAAGGAACAATTGCTGGTCAAGCAATGCTTCCATCTCGCACCTTGCTTCGTTCTAAATTAGGTGATTCAACAGTAATTGATTATTTACGTAATACAAACACATTACCTGGTAAAATCTATAAAACTTTTTCAGGATATATGCCTTATAGCGTAGATCCTACAACTCAAGAATTATCTTTGACCAAATTTAAATGGAATTCAAACGATGCTGCCACAGTTATTTATCGTATGGGTCGTATAGGTCTTGGCGATAAAGCAGCCAAAGAATTTGCTAGCAAATATGCTGAAGCAGTTGTTATGGAAGACCTTGCAGGCGCACGCGCTATTAAGAACCAAACTATTTTTGAATCTTTTAAAGCACTTGGTCTACCAGATGATAACGAATTTGTTAAGACAATTTGGGATGATATTCAAAAACTTGACCAACCTTTAGTCGGAACTCAGATTTACGGAACAGACGTAATGGGTAATCCACTAGGTGAATATGTAAGTGCTACTGGACGCAAGGTTGGCGCTATTGCTTCACATCAAGCTCAAGACTCATTTAATGTTCCTGACTTTTTAACAATTAAACGCGCTATGCGTGAAGTTGGAACCTTTGGTAAAGTATTTGGCCCAGTTGATGACTTTGTTGCTAAATACTATACAAACAAAATTTTTAAACCTTTAGCCCTTGCAACTGCAGGTTTTGGTCTACGCGTTGCTGCTGCTGAAATGATACCTACCTTTGCTCGCTTTGGTGTAATAAATACTTTTAAAGCAAAACTAGCAGTGGCGGCTGCTAAACAAAATTATGATTTAGTTCCCAAAGAAGCAGGCAACGTATTATCTGCCGCACTTGTAGGACTTGGCGCACATATGGGTATTTCCCCAAATGTATTAGAGGCAGGTTATCCAGCCTTTCAAGAAGCAAAACGTCGCGGTCTTAACTTTGCTTCCAAGATGCTTCCAGATGAACAATTAGAACTTGCAACCCGTTTAGTTCTTGCTAATGACGGACATTTCTTGTCTGAGGCTGTTCAAACTGGTCACGGATACGATGCTTCTACTTCATATCAAATGAACCAAGCAGCTCACTATTATTATCAAATTCAAAAAAATAGTCCGTTATATCGGGATCTTCCTGAATATACAACTTATTCACCTTCCGATATTCATTATGTTCCACGCTATACAACTAATTTAAATAAGGCTGCTAAAGAAGTATCTAATTCAAAAATTGCTGAAGATATACTTCGTTATCAAAAGAACTTTGAAAAGGCTTTTAAGCGCACTGGTGAAGTTGTACCGGTTAGTAGCAAATTGCCTACAGCAGAATTCCACGAAACTCCTGAATTTCAAGATCTTCGTTCGGCTTTAATTAATGCTGAGTATAATCGTATGCAAGCATCTATTGCTGGTAAGTTTAAACCATATGATGCAGAGCGTAAAACGCTTACTCGTTGGAAAGATGGCGATATCCGTACCTTTGCTCAAGATAGAGTAGATGCAACGTTGGGTATGCTTGTCGGTAAAGATGGAACATTTCACGCTGATATAGCAAAAAATATTGCAACTGGTAAAGAAACAGATTTAAATTATATTGCTGATTTAGTTAAGAATAATCAAAAGTCTATGCCTGCCGCAGTTGCTGGTCCGATGCTTCAACCTTATGTTGGTGGTAAAGGAATTATTGAGAAAATAACTAACCTTGGATTCAAGAAAGTTATTGATCCAATAGTTAATGGGCTTGCCCGTGAACCGCTATATATGATGCACGTAGGCGATGCCTATGGACGTATGGCTCACCAAGTAGCCAAGGGTTGGATTACTGAAGACCAAGCACTTCGCTTTGCTCAGACTCAAGCATCTTATGCAATGCTTCCACAGATTCACAATACTGCTTTGCGTAATCAATTTGCACAAATAGCGCGTAACTTCTTACCGTTTTATTTTGCACAAGAGCAGGCATTGAAACGTGCTTTTAACACTTTAAAAGATACAAGTGTATTATCTCCTCTGTTTTCACGAGGTATGCGTTTTTATCAATTAGCAGAACACTCTTTATCTGACCCAACATTTGTAAGTTCAGATGAAAATGGAAACAAGTTTATCAATATTCCATTTGTTGGTGAATTTGGTAAAGCCGTTCAAGGTGGATTAGCTGCTTATGGTGTGCCAATTGTTTCAGGTCTTCCTATTACTGCCAATGGTTCTTTAGTATCACTTAAATCAGTTCTTCCGGAACTACAAACTCCAGGTGTTTCACCTGTCTTGGCAATTAGCGGAAACTTAATTGCTGACTTTTTTCCATTCCTAGCACCTACCGTTAAAGGTGCTATTGGTGATATTTCTTACCAACGTGGTGTTCTTGATGCTCTAGTGCCTGCAGCTTGGGCTAAGACAACACTTGCTGCTTTAACTCCAATAGATTTAACAAATCAAATGGGAAATGCTATGGCTTCAGCGCTAGCATCTGCCTATTTCCATAACCAAGTTCCAGGCGCAGATTCATCTGACTGGGATCGTCAAAACTTTGTTGAACGAATCAAAAATAATGCTCGTTCTATATTGATGGTTAAGACATTTTTAAACTTAACATCTCCACTTGCTCCACAAGTATCACAAGAAGATGCTGGATTTAGAGATGAATTTTGGAAGTTAGTTAAGTCTAAAGGTAACTTTGGTGATGCACTACAAGAGTTTATGGGCAATCACGGAAGCCGAGCAGTTTCTTATACTGTTGCTAAGACAGAAGCGGCTATACCAGGACTCAAAGTCCCTTATGTTCAAAATACTGTAAACTTTATCAAGAATAACAAGGCACAGTTTGACCCACAATCTGGTGTATCTACTGGATACTTCTACCTAGTTCCTCAAAGCAATGCAAAGAACGAATCAGATCGTGCTGTTTACAATGAACTTATGGGTATGGGCTTGCGTGGCGAGCGCCAACCAAAGGAATTGTTAAAGCAATTCTATATTGCTCAAGGTGAAGCTGTTATGTCTGACCAAATTCGTCAGCACGTTGAAAACCTAAAGGCTGGCGATATGGTTCCAGCTTTACGTAAGTTTGAAAATGACCGTTGGTCAGCACTTATTGCAAAAATGAAAAATATGTATCCACTCTGGTATAGCGAATATACAAGCCCAGAGCGTCGCACTAATGCTGAACTAGCAGTTCAACAACTTAATAAAGTATTTGCACCAGATAATCTAAACCAACCAAAGCACGAACAAGCTGTATTGGTTAAAGATTTGTTAAACAAATATAACCAGCACGTAGCACAAACTTCTCAATTCACTATGTTGAATATCCGAGGAGTTGCCGCTACTGCTACAAAAGATGAGTGGCAAAACTATTTATACACTCTTGCAGAAACTGAACCTCGTTTAAAGACAGTTATTCAAAACGTCTTCTTGAAGTTGGGATAAAATGGCAAAAGTAATTAGCGCAACACTGCGGCCTGATGGCAAAGTATTAGTCACTTATGACGACTTTACTACTGCCGTAATGACTTCTGCTGAAGCAACAAAAAACAATATTAAGCCAACAATTAATAGTTCTGCTGGAGCCGCTGGCTCTGCAGGAACTGCTGGTTCTACTAACTCAGCCTACAATAGTTCTTTGAGTGGCGCTTTTGATGCCACTACTGCAACTGTAAATATGAATGGCAAGCCTTTAAGTATTAGTGATGCCATTATGCAGTCTAATAACTTGGCAAATCTTAAGAAGATTAGAACTGCTATGATTGCTGCAAAGCAGTTAACCAAGGCAGAGGCTAGTGACCCACAAAAGGTTCTATCTCAATGGGCCAATATTATCTATGGCGCTGCTCAAGACCCAGAGACAAAAGACCCATTTGCCTATCTAAAGAAACTGCAACAGGCAGGCTTTGTTACAAGCACTGGTGCTGCTGCTAATGAGATTCCTAAGCCTTATGCTCAAGGAGTTGTTTGGGATCCTACTAAGGCTCAATCATTTATTACTGAGCAATATCGCAATCTTCTTCATAGAGAACCAACTCCTGATGAGTTAGCAAAAGATTCTGCAGCTTTAATTAAAAAGCAAACAGATGCTAAAAGTGCAATTAAAACAACTTATAAAAAAATCAATGGTGTTTTAACCGGAGTGACTACAGGTGGCTTAGATGAAGCCCAATGGTTTACTAATAAATTAACAAAGACTCCAGAATATAAAGACATCCAATCTCGTCTCAATAACACTGCTGTTCAAAGTTTAAATGCTGTAGCTGCCGCTAATGGTGTTCCTCTTGACCCTCTTCAACTTGCTGATTGGAGCAAGCGTATTGCTGGAGGGGAAAGCGTAGATTCTTTCAAATCAATTATACGAGATATGGCTTCTCGTGGACAACCTGAGAATATTAAAAAACTTCTTGGACAAGGTGTTGATTTAACTGCAATTTATCAACCATACAAACAACAAATGGCTGCTATTTTGGAATTAAATCCAGAATCTATTTCCTTGAATGACCCAACACTTCGTTCTGCTATTGGACCTGATAAAGAAATGACTCTTTACGATTTCCAAAAGGCGCTAAGAAAAGATCCGCGTTGGCAATACACAAGTAATGCTAAAGAGAGTGTTGCAAGTTCTGTTCAACAAGTCTTAAAAGACTTCGGATTTATGGGGTAAATGATGGCATATAATCCTTTAACTAAACAATTTACTGAAGATCAACAAACGCCAACTACAGTAATTCCTGATAACTCTTTGCAAGATGTAGGGTTTGAACTTGCTGCAAAAAGAGCTCAACCTGTTGAAAAAGAAAAAGAAAAAGTAATAGAAAAAACCATAATTCGTCAAGTTACAAACAAAGATGGCAGCGTAACTACTTATTGGTCTGATGGAACTGTTACTACAACAAATCCAACAGATAATTTACAATCACAACAAGATGCCAAATTACGAGCAGAAGAACTACGCCGTCAAGGACAATCTGCTTACGATATTCTTTTAAATGAATTTAATAAATATGGCTTAGGTTCTTTAGTAGAGCCACTTAAAGGTCTTATTACTTCAGGTGCTTCACCTGCTGAATTTTCTTTGGCTCTGCAGAACACAGATGCTTACAAGAAGCGCTTTGCTGCTAACCAAGACCGTATTGCTAAAGGTTTATCTGCCTTATCTCCAGCAGAATATATTGGCCTTGAAGACCAATATCAAAACATTATGCGTAATTATGGTCTTCCCTCATCCTACTGGGCTAAAGATTCACTAGGAACTCAAGCAGGATTCAATCAACTATTAGCCAATGACGTATCTGCTGGTGAATTAACAGACCGCATTAACACTGCTCAATCAAGAGTCCTTAATGCTAACCCTGAAGTTACAGCTGCGCTTAAGCAGTTCTATCCTGATATTACCAATGGCGATATCCTTGCTTACTCACTAGATCCTAATAAGGCGCTAACCGATATTAAAAACAAATTAACTGCCGCTTATATTGGTGTAGCAGCACTTAGCCAAGGACTACAGACAAGTCTTGCTGGAGCAACTAGCCTTGCTAGTTATGGCATTACCGGACAACAAGCACAACAAGGTTATGCAACTATTGGTCAAATTTTACCTACTGGTGAAAAACTTTCTAGTATCTATGGTGAAACTCCATATAACCAAGCACAAGCAGAAGCAGAAATTTTTAATACTGCTAACGCAGCACAAGCTGCTGCTAAGCGCAAGAAGTTAACAGCGTTGGAACAAGCGCAATTTAGTGGTTCTTCAGGAACTGCAAACAATGCACTAAACCGTGACCGCGCTATGTCACCAATGATGCTCGGCGTTCCAGGAGCCGGAGCCTACTAAGCCTGCTGTTGGGACGACTGGTCCAACAGAGAGACACTAAACACCAGGAGTAAGAGCCATATAGGAAGTCCCCGAATTTATATGAGGCTTACGCAACTACAAAAGAATGGGAGATGGACTAATGTCCAATTTCGACTACGAGGACGAAGATGAGGATTTCACGCCAGAAACGGCAGC